GGATGCACCGGGCCTGCGGTCCAATGCAGAGGCTGAAGGGCTGGCGTATCCAAAGTGGGGCACCAAGCCCTATCCGAAGGGCTCAGACGCCGTCTACGCAGAGATTGAGCGTGCCTGCGCCATCGACGAAGAAGCAGCCCTGCTGAGCACCTCGTGGGGCCTCGGCCAGATCATGGGTTCCAACTACAAGATGGTTGGCTGCTCATCGGTGCAAGAGATGGTTTCTGAAGCTTGCGAATCAGAAGCCGGTCAGCTCCGCCAGATGGGCGCCTTCATCAAGGCGGCTGGTTTGCAGGACGAGCTGATGAACCGCAACTGGGCTGGTTTTGCGCGCGGATATAATGGCCCCGCCTATGCGCAGAACGCTTATGATGTTAAGCTCGCTCAGGCTTACGAGAAGATTTCCAATGGCTGAGAATATGACCTTTGCCTCCCTCAAGGAGGACATGCGGCGATATCTGGAACGCGGCTTCACGCCTGCGTCCGACCAGATCGTCTATGAGCAGCTCCCCCGCCTGATCAATCTGGCGGAGCGCAGGATCGCGCGTGAGCTGAAGGTCGAAGGTCTTATCACCGTTGTGACTTCCAACATGCAGGCTGGTCTTGCGGTTTATCCCAAGCCCGACCGCTGGCGCTCGACGGTGTCGTTCAATTACGGCGCGGGGGATCAGGGCAATGAGTACACCCAGCTATTCGCGCGCTCCTATGAATATGTGCGTGAGTATTGGCCAGACCGCACTCAAACAGGCGCACCCCTATTCTACGCCGAGTATGATTACAACAACTGGATCGTCTCACCGACACCAGATGATGATTACCCATTCGAGGTTCTCGTCTACCAGCTGTTGCCGCTCCTCGACGATGCTAACCAGACAAACTGGCTCACCGATTACGCACCGCAGCTGCTCTTGTATGGTGCTCTTCTCGAAGCAACGCCGTTCTTGAAGAACGACGAGCGCATCGGCGTCTGGCAATCTATGTATGACCGCGCCGCACAGGCGCTCAACGGCGAAGACCTGTCGAAGATACTCGACCGCTCCGCTCGTCGCTCGGAGGTCTAAATGACAACCTATACCGATGTCTTTGGCGGCACGAACATCTATCCGTCAGACGTTTCATATCTTGGGTTCAACCTGACCTCGACAGACGTTGTTCTGGCGTGGCCGTTGGAAACCAATTCCAACACTGATGCGTATGATTATGTCGCCGCGCGCATCATGAATGTGAACTCGACTGGCACCAGCCGTAAGGTTTATTTGCCTGCGGCCAATCAGGCGTCTGTTGGCGAATGCTTCCTGTTCAACAACACAGGCAACACCAACTTCACTGTCGTGGGCAGCACAGGCACGACGATCTGCAACGTGGGGGCTGGGCAGCTCTGGCAGGTCTACATGACCAGCAACAGCACAGCCGCTGGTGTTTGGTCTGCGTATCAGTTCGGCGCCACGACATCGACGGCGAACGCTGGCGCACTTGCTGGCGCTGGTCTGAAGGCTATCACGACCACGCTCAATCAGGCTTTGACCGTCACCACGCTCAACTCAGCCTACACGATTGGCACGAACGACCGAGCCGTGTTCTTCAACTGGACTGGCGCGACAGGAACCATTTCATTGACCGCAGCCGTCACGTTGGGCTCCGATTGGTTCTGCTACATCCGCAACAGCGGATCGAGCAACATCACAATTGATCCAAACAGCTCTGAGCTCATCAACGACGAAGCAACGCTGACGATTGCTCCAGAAAACTCATGCTTGCTGATCTGCGATGGCACTGGCTTCTACACGATGGGCCTGTCGCAGACGGGCGCTTCGTCGTTTGATTATCTTGCCATCGACGTGTCCGGCACCGGCAACTACACGCTCTCGACCTTTGAGCTGAACCGCGTCTCTTACAATCTATTCGGGACGCTGACAGGCAACCGCAACATCATCGTGCCTGCGACCGTGCAACAGTATTGGATCACCAATGCTACGACTGGTTCTTTCACGCTGACAGTGAAAACAAGCGCTGGCACAGGCATTACTGTCCCGCAGGGCGAAGCGCAAATCCTGTACTGCAACGGCACTGACGTTGTGCAGGGTCAGACAAGCGCTGGCATCTCTACGCCGATTCCGATTGCAGACGGCGGCACAGGCGCGACAACCGCATCTGGTGCGCGCGTCAATCTTGGCGGCACATCGACAGGCATTGCTCTCTTCACCGCTGCTGACGCAGCAGCTGGGCGTACAGCCATTGGTGCTATCGGTGCTGATGAAGCGGCTGACATCGCAATCATCTATGCAGTGGCGCTCGGCTAATGGCAGCATCCCCCTACATCATCAAATCACTGCCGGGCATCAAGCGCGATGGAACGCGCTTTGAAAACGGCTTCTATGTTGATGGTCAGTGGGTGCGCTTTCAGCGCGGCCTGCCGCGCAAGATGTGGGGCTATCGCCGCATCAGCAATGAAATGCCTGAGATCAGCCGTGGCTTGAACGCGTTCAACCAAGATGGAACTTTGCATCTTGCGTCTGGCAGCGCGAGCTATCTGACGCAGTTTGAGATCAACCAGAACGGCCTCGTAACAGCTATCTATGATCGCACGCCGATTGGTTTTACTTCAGACGATAGGCACCTTTGGACGTTTGACACCAGCTACGATTCTGTTGGTGTTGCGCCGGGCTCTTATCTTTTGGCGCACCCCGGCCTCAATCTGGCTGAGATCGACTCAAACGCAACCGCAACTCTTTACTGGGGCCTCGTCAACGATACGGTCGATCTTATCGCCAATTCCGCACCAGCCGTTTCTGGCGGTGTGATCAGCCTTTATCCATATGTGATGGTGTACGGCTCTGACGGTTATGTTGCTTGGAATGTCCCAAACAATCCAGACGATTGGACCAGCTCAGGCTCTGGTGATGCTTACGTCACATCGCAGAAAATTGTCGCTGCACTTCCGCTGCGCGCAGGCCCCGGCAATGCTCCTGCTGGCCTGTTCTGGTCTTTGGATAGCTTGATCCGCTGCACGTTCGTTGGCGGCGCTCCTGTGTTCCAGTTCGATACGATCACATCGCAGAGCTCGATCCTCTCGTCGCAGTCCGTCATTGAATATGATGGCATCTTCTACTGGTGCGGCGTGGACCGCTTCCTGATGTTCAATGGTGTCGTGCGCGAAATCCCGAACCAGCTCAATCAAAACTGGTTCTTCGACAATCTGAACTATGCGCAGCGCCAGAAGGTCTTCGTCTACAAGGTGCCGCGCTTTGGTGAAATTTGGTGGTGTTATCCGCGTGGCAATGCCACCGAATGCACCCACGCAGTGATCTACAATGTTCGCGAGAACACTTGGTACGACACTGAGCTGCCCAACGGTGGTCGTTCAGCCGCTGAGTTTGTGAGCGTGTATCAGTATCCGATCACGACTGGCATCGCTGAAACAGACGATGGTTTCTATAAGCTCTGGCAGATGGAATTCGGCGTCGACGAAGTCGATGGCACGCAGATCAACTCGATCCCGTCTTATTTCCAGACTGCCGACATCTCGGCGGTGGCTGATCAGCAGCAGCCAAAGAACCGCTCTCTGCGGGTGACCTACATTGAGCCTGACTTTATCCAGAAGGGCGAGATGACCGCACAGGTCACAGGCCGAGCCAACGCTCGCTCGCCAGAAGTGACCAGCGACGAGCACGTCTTCCCGGCATCTCAGGACGTTGTGACCCCCGAAGAGCAGATCGTGTTCTTTAAGGAGACACGGCGCGAAATGCGCTTTATCTTTAAGTCGAACACTGTCGGCGGCGATTATCAAATGGGCCAATGCATTGCGCACATTGAAACCAGCGATGGGACGCTCCTTGGATGATTGACCCACGCGGCATGACTGTTACTGACTGGACCGATTCAATGGTCTATACATTGGAGCGGTACGGGCTGGTGGGGCGGCTCGATGACCCGCAGAATTGGCAGAATTGGGCTCTTGGTGCGGTTTCTCTTTTTACTGTTGGAAAGCAGAACCCGCCCAACCCTTTGAACTATGATAACTGGCAGGATTGGGCGATTGCCTTTATCCGAGCCGTCAACTTACCCGGTGGCTGACATGACGATCCACTACGCCGATTACCCCGAAAACTGGCAGCCCCTCGCCAACGATGCCGCCGATTCGTCTTTCCGTGGCAACCCGATGAGCCCCTTCTATAAAGGTGGCCGTGTGGGCACGAAGCCTGTGCGGATCACGGTGCCAAAAGACCAGAACTATGCGAAGGGCGGCCTTGCAAAGGAAGCCGAGCGGGTCCGTGACGCAGGTGTCGGCGGCGACGAACTGATCATCCATATCAACCGTCAAGAATTTGACGAGCTCAAGAAGCACTGGGGCGATCCCACGATCAACCCGCACACCGGAATGCCGCAGTTCACGCCGTTCTGGAAGCAGGATTGGTTTGCGCCCGTTGCGGCGATTGGCTCGGCGGCTCTCATGGCCACCGGCATCGGCGCCCCGCTGGGTGCCGCTCTGCTCCCTGCATCAATTGCTGAAGGCACGCTCCTCGGCGCATCTGGCGCGAGCATTCTTGGCAATGCTCTTATCGGCGCTGGTGTTGGCGGCATCACAGGCGGCTCTAAGGGCGCATTGATGGGCGGCGCGCTCGGCGGTCTCGGCACGATTGGCGCTGGCGCCCTTGGCTCAACAGCGGCTGGTGTGACCAGCACTGGCCAAGAAGGCATGTCCGGCTGGTGGAACCGTATGGGTTCGGGTGATTATTTCACGACTGGTTTGGCTGGAACTCCAACAGCGGCAGCTGGAACGCCGAGCGCTCCTCTTCCAAACACCGATGCAATTAAAGCCGCAATGGGGCCGGAAGCCGCCGCAGCACGCACGGCTGAATTTGCCAAAACTTATGCCGACAAAGGCGTCCTCGGCGGCATCATGGATTCCAAGTGGGCTCTTCCTGCTGCCTTGATGGGCGTGTCGGCACTGGGTAACACCAAGCCGCAAGCTCTCCCGCAGCAGGCAACCGATACCAGCTCCGACCCTAATCTGACCAAGCGTCTTGAAGTTACGCCGCTGTCGCGTCCACGTCTGGCTGGCCCGACGAATTACTACACCTACGGATACGGCCCAGAGACAACCTATTACGGCCAGCCTGTCGAAACCAAGGCGCCTGTGCAGGCGGCTATGGGTGGTGCGCTGTCTCGCTATGTTGAAGGCGGCGGCACTGGCCGTTCCGACAGCATCGACGCGAAACTTTCAGACGGTGAATATGTGATCGACGCTGAGACGGTTTCGCTTCTTGGCGATGGATCATCGAAAGCGGGGGCTAAACGCCTCGACCAATTCCGTGCTAATGTACGCAAACAGAAAGGCCGCCAGCTGGCCAAGGGCAAGTTCAGCCCTGATGCCAAGCGCCCCGAGGAGTATATCTGATGGCTTTCCTTAATTTCCTCACGCAGGGTCAGCCGCTGCCGTCAACGTCTTCGTCGCTGACCACCTCGCAGGTTCCGCAGTATCTGTCTGACTATCTCTATAACCTGATGTCAGGCTCTTACAGCGCCGCGCAGGAAGAGTATCAGCCATACAGCGGTGCGCGCCTTGCTAACTTTTCTGAGAACCAGCTGACCGCTTTTGACAAAGCAAAAGAGGCAGCTGGCTCTTACAAGCCCATGATGGAATCCGCCGAAGACACCGCCGCTCAGGCATCTGGCTTGAGCCCGACAGGCGCTGCGCAGCCTTACTTTGAGGCTGCATCCGCAAACGTGCCCGGCGTTATCAGCGACTACATGAACCCATACATGGAGAACGTCACCAACCGCATGGGCGATCTGGCTGCACGTCAGATCAAAGAAAAGCTCATGCCTGAGCTTGGCGACACCTTCACCCGCGCTGGTCAGTTTGGCTC